CATTCATTAAGAACACGTCTCCAATCAGGAAAGTGCTTATTGATTAATTCTACCAGGACCTTGTTATCATATTCAACACCTTCCGCATCCAAGATTTGTTGGATACGTTTGAAGAACTTGGCTGCAAGTCCCTGTCGATCTTTTCCCTTAATTCCGAATTCGACCACTGCACATCGGGAATGGAGAGGTTCAAGGATTTTATTTTTGTAGTTACAGGTGAATATGAATCTGCAGTTACCAGCAAACTCCTCAATAAACGCCCGTAGGAGGAGTTGTACATCATTGGACGTGTTATCTGCTTCATCAATGATGATGACTTTGTGTTTTGCATCTGAAGAAAGCGAGACGGTCGAAGCGAAAGATTTTGCATTGTTTCTGACCGTATCAAGAAAACGTCCTTCATCGGATCCGTTAATGACATATGCATCTACTCCAAGTTCATTACAGAGTGCTTTTGCTACTGTTGTTTTACCGATGCCTGGAGGACCAGCAAGCAACATATTAGGTATCTCCCCCTTATCTAGGAAAGATTGAAAAGTTTTTTTTATACTCTCAGGGAGAATACATTCTTCAATAGTTTTGGGTCGATACTTTTCTACCCAAATAAAATTACTCATAATCAAATCCAATTAGGTTTACGATAGGGAAGACGAAGATAATTATCGCACACCCATGGTTTAGATGCAATATACATCTTGTATGCTTCGATGGTAGTGATACTATCATCAAACTTGAACTCTTCAGGCATTGCACGAACAAATGGAGTCAGTTTTGAACGATGAGTAGCATCTAATGGAAAGATTTTATTTGCATGTGCAAGAGTATGAAGACATGAATGAATTTTTCCATATCGATTAGAATACTCTTCACATAATGCAAGACCGTGCTGAATCAACCATCGGGCATTTGCGACAGTTTCGTTTGCCCATATTGTACAGGGATGATTACGGAAGGCACCCTTATCGGTTGCATACGGGGTTCCATCGGTCTTAGGGAGAGTTCCATACCCATGCCCCCATTTATCTGAGGCAACGATAGAGAGCATCTGGCAGCACTCTAGAGGCATCTTGACGATGTGCTTATCAGGTAGAACCTGAGCAGACTTGACTGGACTTTCGTCCGTCACAAAGATATTCATATTAAAAGTTTACTAAAACTGATTGCCAAAAGGAACCCTAACATTATAACAATGTCCCACGACTTTGTTTTGATAAAGTATGGGATTGACATGATATCTGCAATTGTATTCATAATGACTCCAAAAGTCAGATTTACATGAAGAACAACAAAGTAGGCAGCAATTACCATAACACTACCCACAATTCTCATTGTAGTTAATGCTTTCATCCGAATGTTGAATCAGGTTCCAGAGCAATATAATACTTGAGATTGTAATGAGTATTGGTAAATTGTGACAAAAGTTTAGAAGAAACAATTACATCGTATGCACCTGGAATAATCTTAATGTTTTCTACTTTAAAGTTGAATGTAAACTCTTTATCAGTTTCACCAACAACAATTGCATATTCATTTGATGTGTCATTCTTTTTATCACGCACCACAAGTTTAATAACCCCAGATTCACCAACAGCACAAAAATCAGGAAGTTGATATACCTGTGCTGCCTTGGTAAGTTTCTCTAAAGATGCACTATCAAGTTGAAAACAAATATCTTGAGATGGCAACTTAATTTCTTTCTCTGGTGGTGCAATAATCACATTCGGATCTGCAAAGAAGTATTTTACACGTCTCTTTCCTTCTTTAATACTCAGATATGAAGGTTCCTGAAAATCTAGATCAGGATCCTGATGAAGACTCAAACCGTTCAAGAATTGATTGAGATCATAAATCGCAAAGTCCCGTGAAAAATCTTCTTTGATTTCTGCTTCGGCAAGAATGTTTTTTGCCACAGAGATAGTGCGAAGTTTATTACCTTGCTTCACAAGAATTGAATTGTTGATGCCAGCAAAATTCTTAAGAATGGTAAGAGTGTTATCAGATAGTTTCATAGTTTTAGTTTTTAGTTTCATTATTGAGTATAGGTTTCGCGTTTGGCATTTTTATCATTGAAATGCATAAGAAGAACAGCATAATGCAAAATCTTCATAATGTCGCGACGGGCAGTACCCTTTTTGTCATATCGTGATGCATACTTGAGAATGTTACTACGACAAAATGCTTCACCGTCACCACAAGCTTCGATAAGATCGAGAGTTTGAATTTTATCGTCACCAGCAGAATAATGCTGATCATATGTTCTAATAATATACTCTTGCAATTCTTCAATTATTACATCTTCGCTATACTTTCTTTTATCATTAGCACTTGTAGGATTAGATGGTTTAGGTAGGTCAAAAGAAATATAATCTTGACCAGCAGTATTCAAATGTGATACTGATTCTGCGGCACCAAATGTAATACAGTCATCTTTCTCATGCGTATTAAACGTAATAGTATCAGAACTTTCTGCACCAGGAATTACTCCATTTCCATAGAAATAATCCTGTCCAGTGTACTCAAATTGTTTAGTCATAAATAACGAAATTAAAGCGGTTTATACTCCCAATAAATTATACCAGAAATGGGAGTTTGAGTCAAGAAAAGTTGTGTGCATCAAGAGATTCTTTTTGCTGCTCTTCAGTAGGCATCACAAAATCAGCATCAACTTTATCATAAAGTTCTTCCCACCTACTGCTGGAATGTGTTCCAAGTCCAACTTCATCATCTGGTCCGTACATTTCGTCGTAAAGTAAACTCCAAGAATTAACCATAGGTAAAAAGAAAATCGTTAACAAAAGACTCTGATTTATCTTTACCAAACTTGCCTGAAAGATATCCTCTAACGGGATCAAGTTTTGTCATGTAAGCATCAAAGTCTTTATAGACACTAGTATCAGTACCAGTAGGTTTCTCCAATTCTAACATAGATTTGTACTTAGTCAAGTACTGTTTAAATGTGGATAGGTAGGTATTTACTTCTTCAGGTTTACAATACCTTACAAAGATATTCTTAGAAAAATGATTACCCATCTCAAAGAACCTATACTTACCATCATCTTCAGGCAGTCCATCAACTGAGAATAAAAAATTCTCTACTGGATGCTGGAAATCAAATACTATAATAACTTTCCTATCACTAAACTTCATCAAATCCATACCAAAGCAAGGAAGATTACATCCAGTCTTAGGATAAAGAATAGTATTGTATATGTCAGCATTAGGATCTGTAATGTGAGTTTCTCTTGCCTTTATAAAATGCTTACCAGTGCGAATGTTTGCTACTAGTTTAGCATCTTTAGCTTCCCATCGTGCCCACTCCTCAGTCACTTTTAACTGAGGAAAAGCATCAAAGAGTGCATCAATATAGTCTTGCCAAATTGTCATAAAGATTCCCTCATTATTATTCAGGTTCATATTTATAAGGGCATAATAGGGATTCAACAAGTGACTTAGCAGATGCATTAGCGTCACACAACTTATTCATCCAGATCCTTTCTTCTAAGGATACTGGTACACCATCTGTTGCCATCATACGACAACAGATATCAGTGAGTTCTAATCTGTACTTAGTACTTAACATGGTTCATTTTCCTGATAGATGTCAACATCTGCATCCACTTTATCATAAAGTTCTAAGAATGATTGTTTGGTCTCATCATCAAAACGACTCACACAAACTTGAATTGCTTTTGCTTTATCTTTGAAGATACTAAAAGCACGGATGATATGAACCAAACGACGGGTGCTGATGATTTCATCAATACCACCATCATAAAAAGTTTTGCGAATGATATCTGCCCAATCTACAAGACGTTTGCAGAAGTCAGCATCTTCCACTCCAAGATCCAAAGCAATACCCTCAAGGATTTTCTGTTCAGTCGCAGGAGTTGGATATGACTGCTCAAAGGTTACAGGAAAACGTTCCAAGAATGCTTCGTTCAGAACATTAGTGCCGATAAAACGACCATCTTCAGAACCTTTACCTTTTGTGTTCGCAGTAGCAAATACATTGAAACCTTTTGTTGGTTTTACATACTTACCAATTTTCTTCAAGAACACACCTTTACCTTCAAGGATGGACTGGAGACAGAGGATTTTATTGCTAGCAAGGTCAACTTCATCGAGTAGCAAGATTGCTCCTCTTTCGAGTGCTTCAACGACAGGTCCGTTATGCCAAACAGTTGCCCCATCAACAAGACGGAAACCACCAATAAGATCGTCTTCATCAGTCTCAATAGTAATGTTTACACGAATAAGTTCACGTCCAAGTTGAGCACAAGATTGCTCTACAGATAACGTTTTACCATTACCCGAAAGACCCGTAATGAACGTTGGGTAAAAAAGACGGGACTGAATAATTTTTTTAAGATCACCAAAGTTACCAAACTTGACGAAAGTATCATCTTTATCAGGAATCAAATTTTGCTCAATAGTAGGCATGGCAGGAGGTGCCTGATAAGTTTGCTCAAGTTTTTCCTGAATAGTCAGGTTCCACTTACCACGACCAACTTTGTAATCAGCAATTTTATTTGTAACTGTCTGATAGTTGGATCCATTCATCGCACACCATCCACGAATATCAGAACCAGTTACAGACTCTCCATAAAGTTCTTGTAAAGAAGTAATAATGTAATCAACGGAAAGTGACATGCTCTTGCTTTGTTTGTTTCAACTGAAGTTATTATACAAGAAAAAAGGGGTCTTGATGACCCCCAGTGGACAGTTTAGGAATTGGTCAAATGCTCTTTCAATTCATCTAAAAGAGATGATTTGCTATGTCTCCTATCTAACTCAAGACCAACAGTCTTAGCGTACTGCTCCAATTCTCTTTTAGACATTTCATCAATTGAAATATCATCAGAATCTGATTCAGTTTCTTCTTCAGTTTCTTCTTCAGAAATCACCTCTAGAACAAGTTCTGGAACAATTGCTTCTGCTGGTTTTGAGGGGACTGCAACTGGAGTAGGTTGTGCAGGTGCTGCTGGAGAAGGTGCTGATTTTTTACCTCCAATTAAATCTCCAAATCTAGTCATTTTGATTACCTATTACTATAGAAATATTTATCAAGAAATAAGTCCCATAAACTCATTTAGGATTTTCTTATTCATTTTTTTGTTCTTCAAACTCTTCATAAAAGATTTTTTGATTTGAATTTTGGAAGCAGCTTCCGATACATCAAATTCAGATTCACTTGCAAGAGTTGTTGCCGAAAGGGCAATATAAGAATGATATCCAGAATTTTTGATAGCAAATGATCTCTGTTTTTTCCACTGGTTTTGTATTTTCTCTTTTAGTTCACGTTGACCAAAAGTATAACGACTAATAAAACGATGAGAATCACGAGACTCAAGAACACGAATACCAATAAAATTAATATCAGTAAAATTATCTCTCAAATTTTGAATCAAAATATCAGTGTGGTCATCCCACATAGAATCCAAAGAGTAAGTGTTTCCTGTTTTACGATCACGAAGAAAACAATTACTATTAACTCTACCAAGTCCAATAGAAGGTTCATGCTCCCATGGACGTTGAATCTCACGATGATAAGTAAGTCCATAACCCTCACCATCACTCAATACAACACACTGAACTTTTTGAACTTTAGTATTTTTCTTAAACTGGGGAATGATTTGATGAAGTGCAATCATCGTTTCATTCAAGGGAGTTCCAGACAATCCCATTCCAGTAGGGATAGAATATCTTCCACCGAAAGTAATGTATTGTGCAAGACGGAACATATTCTTCAATTGTTTTTCCAAAGTTTTAGAATTGACTTTGTGTGACAAAATGTTCATCAAAGAAAACTGTTCTCCAACCTGCATCAAACCATCTTTTTTCTCATACGATAGTTTACGAAAAAGTTCTTCTCCATCATCACTTATTAATGGATACTCATTCGTAAATGCATATACCTCAAATGGAATAGAAACTTTCTTACAAAACCATACAAGATTGGATAATTGTTTTATAGTATCCACCATTACATCTGCCATAGAACCAGACCAATCAAGAATAAAGATCAATCCATGATCTTTACCATCAGCAAATGTGGTTACTTTCTTGAACAAGTCTTCGTTATATTTGTAGGTATGAAGTTTAGAGCAGTCCAGAACTCCAGTCCGACTAGTAGTCGCACGAGCATAACTATTAGCAGATTTTTTACATTCAAATTCTTTGACAAGATAATTAACTTCTTTCTGTGCAGATTTTTTAAATTTCAGAAACTCACCATCAACATCATCAAATGATTCTTGATCATATTTGTCCCAACATTCATCGCAGTTCTTATGAATTTCTTTATTTGGAACAATAATATCATCAAGATTCACTTTCGGAAGTTCTATATAAACATTCTCAATACCATCCATTGATGCAAGATTTTTAATTGCATCCTGCAATGAATCCATCGTTTTTACTTTAGGGTTTTTATCACTAACACCGCCTTGGGAGATTTGTTGTTGATCCTCTGCTGTTCCTCCATAAGATTCAGTTTCATCAGAACCTTGCTGCTCTTGAGAATCATTATCCCCATCCTCTTGAGTTTGATTGGAATCTTGCTCACCACCAGAACTTTGAGATTCTAAAGAATCCATATTAGTCTTGGTCTCTGTATTCATCTGTTCCTCACAATACTTATAGAGTGCCTGTGCCGCAACCAGAACATCATCAAAGTCCTCACAACCTTCAATCATACGAACGATAGGCATCTCTACATATTCACCAAAAGGAATATTAACAAAGTTACCGATCTTAAACTGTAGATTTACACGATCAGCAAGATTCATCTTACTTACATCTTCACACTCGACACCAAAGAAATCCTCATCGGCAAGAATGTTATATCCTTTGTAGAAGGTTTTAGATATACCACCATAACGACGTTTCATCATTTTCTCAATGCGAACATCTTCTACCACATTCACAAACTGTGGAGGAATCTTACATTCTTTTATCCAATCACGATCTGGTGTGTAAAGTGCATGACCAACTTCATGTGCGACCAACATATCATACACCTCATTACCAGCCTTATCCCACATCGGCAGTGTCAGCACACGAGTATGAACATTAAAACATGCCGTCTCAATATTCTTATGCTCTACCACAAGGTCTTCTGTGGCAAGAAGTTTGGCAAGTTGAGATTTGATTTCGTGTCTAACGGCCATGGATGTGTTGCGTATGAACGTAGTATACAAAAGAACCTCCCTTTTTGGGGGAGGTCATGTACCGCTTCTTGAAGTGTCTCAGTGCTTCCTTTCGAGAACGCATTGCCTGAGGTTTCAGTTTTCGTTTCTGTTCTTTCTTGGAATGATGCTTCCAGTTTGAGACTTGCATTGTTCTTTGGTGTATCAGGACACCATACGTGAAAACCCTTTGACCTTATCAAACTTTATGACACTTTGGAATTTGTCATGTAGGTCTGACTTATGAGAGATGACAAATATATTAGCATCTTTAATCACATAACGAATAATTTTTAGGAACTCTTCGGTTCCAAATCCATCGAGTGAAGAGTCAAATACTTC